CCTGAATGAAGTATAGTAGATAGGCACAGTTGTGCAAATAACTTTTAGTAATCTCTTTGGAGAGCCACATGAACTACGGTAATAAGCCTTATGAGTTGCAAGATGACAATGGTAATCTGTTCTTAAACAAGAAGAAGAATGAGAATAGCCCGGACTGGTCTGGGAAGATGAAGTTAAATGGTCAGGTGTTTTACCTGTCGGCATGGGAGAAGAAGACGAAGAACGGGGATCTGTTCTACTCAATACGGCTTGGAAAGATGGTGCCAGCAGAACCTACCCAGCACTCGATAGATAAAGGCAATGGGTATATGCCTAACGATAAAAAAGATAATATGGATGACGAGATACCGTTCTGATATATTGTTCTCCGGGGAAAGCGGATGCTGCCGTGCGACTTGCTGCGACTACGCGGTGGGTACTGCAGACAGACGCAGCGAGTACCCAACTAATAATCCTTAAAGGAGCCATATGAAATATCTCATCGCACTCTGGCTAGCAGCTACCGCAACTATGAGCTATGCAGCCTGCACCTACAATACCTATTGCAGCAATGGACAATGCGTCTACTGCACTACCTGCTGCTACGGCGGTAACTGTAATACCACTTGTAACTAATGGCTGTTACTAAACAAATACCATCACTTAAACAATGGGGCGGTGTCCAAAATGTCCAGAAGCGTCTGGGTGGATCCGCTACCATTGCCAAGAACAGGGAGGCTGTTGCCTACTCTCTGCTGACTATTGCCAATACCAAACTCACCGACATTATGGAGTGGGATACTCAAGGCAATATACAAGTCAAAGCCAGCAAAGACATCCCTGAACACGCACTGCAAGCCATTAAGTCGATTAAGGTCAACGAACGCTACGACAAAGAAGGCGGCTGTGTGCGGACTCTGGACATAGAACTCTACGATAAAGTCGGCGTTCTACGCATCTTAGCTAAAGCCTCGGGACTGCTGGATACTGCCGAGGAGTCAGATAAACCGAGCGTCATTGGCATTAACGTCAAAGCGCCTGAGATCATCGATGCAGAGGACGTTCGTGAAAACTAAAGACGCAGGCACGAAAGAGTTACCACTAACCGGGTTGAACTTAGACTTCTCTACCAGCCCAGTCGTCTGGAAGTTTCTGCAATCTAAAGCATTCGTTCGCGGAGTCATGGGGCCAGTAGGATCAGGCAAGTCATACGCCTGCTGTGCTGAGATCATGATGAAGGCTGTGCAGCAAAAGCCGAGTCCGATTGACGGCATTAAGTACAGCCGCTTTGCAATTGTCCGAAACAGCTACCCGATGCTAAAGACCACGACGATTAAGACATGGCTTGATTTGTTCCCAGAGAATACCTTTGGCCCCCTGCTATGGACACCACCGATTACCCACCACATCAAGCTGCCAGCAAGAGATGGTGCTGCTGGAATCGACTGCGAGGTGATCTTTCTTGCACTGGATCAGCCAAAGGATGTGAGAAAGCTGCTCTCATTGGAGTTGACAGGTGCATGGGTCAACGAAGCACGGGAACTACCCAAGGCAGTGATCGACGGATTGACACACCGAGTCGGACGATACCCGACTAAGAGGGACGGCGGTGCTACTTGGCACGGCATTATATTGGATACGAACCCAATGGATGATGACCATTGGTGGTTTAAGCTCGCAGAAAAGGAGAAGATGAGTGGGGCGTTTAAGTGGGAATTCTTCAGACAGCCCGGAGGAGTCATCGAGGCTGATATTGCAGAACTTCCAGAAAATCCTGAGGCTAACGATTGCATCTATAGCGCAGGAAGATGGTGGCAAAAGAATCCTAAAGCTGAAAACATTGGCAACCTCCCCGCTGGCTACTACCAGCAAATGCTCCTCGGAAAAAACTTAGACTGGATACGCTGCTACGCCGAAGGTAAATACACCTACGTCCAAGAAGGTAGACCCGTCTGGCCTGAGTACGACGATAATCTGATGTCCGCCGACTTGGAATACGACCCAAGCCTGCCCATCCAGATCGGCCTTGACTTCGGTTTGACCCCAGCCGCCGTCATTGGACAAAAGACAAGTGCTGGCACATGGAAAGTTCTCCACGAGATCGTCACCTTTGACATGGGTCTGGAACGTTTCGGTCAGCAACTGCTGGGTGAACTGAACGCCCGGTTCCCCAAAGCACAGATATTCGTCTGGGGCGACCCCGCCGGTATGCAGCGAGACGCTATCTACGAGGTCACAGCCTTCGACCACCTGAGAACACTGGGGTTACGCGCCCAGCCTACGCCAAGTAACGACTTTAAAGTCCGCCGGGAAGCAGCCGCAGCCCCAATGCAGCGCCTAATCCAAGGAAAACCCGGCTTGATAGTTGACAAGTCCTGCAAGCTACTGCGGAAATCCTTGGCTGGCGGCTACCATTTCAAGCGCGTAGCCGTTGGCGCAGGGCAAGAACGCTTCCGAGATGCACCCAACAAGAACGAACACTCCCACGTTGGCGATGCCTTCGGCTACCTGCTGCTAGGCGGCGGCGAACACCGCAGAATGACCAAGAATCCTATGAGTTCCGGTGGTCACTTTATCCAGCAAACCGTAGCCAGTACGGACTTTGACATCTTTGCCTAAGATTTTGCTATCGCCAAGATAGCATGACGCTTGCATAGTCGGGTAAAAAGCATACAATTCCCTAAAATTTTTGTTAAGGAGGATGTATGGCATTCTGGATTTCAGCGGCCCTGTTATTAGGGTCAACGTATCAGGCTGATAAAGCGAGGCAGTCTGCTAATGAAGCCCGTAAATTAGCACAACAAGAAGCCGCCGCAGCCCAAAAGTCGGCTGATGCTCAACTGCTGGAGCAGCAAAAGCAAACCAGTATCGCTAAGGAACGACTCTCCGCAGAAACATCCCGGTACGCAGAGCAAAAAAGCACAATGGAAGCTGAAGCTGCCCGTGTCGCTAAGGAACTTGAGGACGAGCGCCGCCGCATGGGACAGGAAGAATCCTCAAAAATGAGAGCTAGAGCGCGTGGCGGTCAACGTGCATTACTGTCTGACCAGCGACTGGCCCCAGAACTCGGAACGCTCGGCATGGGCATGGAGATCTGACATGGCAAAGAAACCCACAGCAAGGCAGCGCGACATATCCCGCTTGGCGACACAGTATCAAAAGGATATTTCTGATGTTTCGCAGCAAATGCAAGAGGTTACGAGCACACCATCAGGCTTGGAAGATTTTCAGCAAAAATCTGCCGACTACCAAAAGCGTCTGCAAGACTATCGCGCAATGATCGAACAGTACCAGAAAGATCCATATGAGCGCATGACCGTCCCAAGCGCAAAGTATAACTTCCGAGCAGGTAGCTACGACTTAAATATGCCCGGTCAGGGCATGGTCAACTACAACCAGCTTCAAGATTGGAGCATTGAGAGCATCGGTCGTGAGGTCAAAACCAATAAAGGCAGAACGCCTGACATGGCTTACGACATTGTGCTAAAGCGAGATAAGCCGTTCCCCGGTCAGTTTACTGAGCAAGCTCCAACACCACCAGATACAGCAGGCCGAGAAGAAAGTTTGTCTGATTTGCAGGAAAAGCGAGAGTCATTAGAGGAAGGATTCCAGCGAGAAGTCGCTGAACGTAAAGCAGGACGGATGTCAGCAGTAGGACGCAGATCGCAATCAAGACCAATGTTATCCAAAGGAGTCACATTGTAATGGACAAGTTTGATAAAAAAGTTAAAAAGGTGATGCGTGAATACAAGTCTGGCTCATTACATTCTGGCAAAGGTGGCCCTGTGGTTAAAGACCCTAAACAGGCTCAAGCGATTGCGCTTTCGGAAGCTCGTAAGGCCACTAAACAAAAGGCTTAAATAATGGAAATCAAGATCATCATCGGGGAAGAAGAAGAAAAAGAAGAAGAGATGCCTATGCAGCGTACTCCTTTTCAGCGTAAGGCCGCAAAGCTCTTTGCAAAAATGGCTGGCAGAAGTAAGCCTAATGCAGAAGACATGAAGAAGGCCGCTGAAATAGAACACGAAGAAGAGGAAGATTAATGGCTGTCACTACAGTCAATATTGAGTCACTAAATACTAAATCACGTTTAGTATCGCTGGCTCAAAAAGATAAAAATGGGAACATGATCCTAGCGGGGTCAGACTCTCCGTTGATTGTGGCTGACGTAAATCATGTGCGGCTGCATGAAGGCAGGGCGTATTACGTTTATTACTTAAATGGTGATGCGAACCAGCTAGCAAATGACGCAAGTATTGACATTGCTGTTGCTTGGGCAAGTGGCATTAACCCGCATTTGGTGTTTGACGTTAATTGTGGTGGTGATGCTGAGTTTGAAATATATGAAGGAGCTGTTGTAACTGGTGGCACACCATTTACAGCAATCAACCGACATAGATCCGTTGGCAGCACAAGCCAAAGCGCGTCATTAATTAATCCGACAGTAACATCTACAGGCACAGCATTAACTGGTGAGTTTCTTGCTGGTGGTTCCGGTGGTGGTGCTGGTGGAGCCGCTGCATTTTCGTTTCAGTATGTACTTGCACCATTAACGACTTACTTATTTCGCTTAACAAATAGAAGTGGGCAAAATCATATGGCCCATATCCTTATTGAATGGTATGAATAATGGACAAGTCAAAGAAAGAAGTTTGGGATGAGCCAAGGCCAAAGGGTTTAGGTAAGCCAGATAAGTTGAGTGATGCACAAAAACGCAATGCTATGCGTCGAGCGCAGAAAGCTGGCCGTCCGTACCCGAACTTAATCGACAATATGGCAGCGGCTAGAGGGAAGTGATGAGCAAATACAAAGATCCTGAAGGCGGCTTGACTGAGGCTGGAAGACGCAAGTTTGAGGCATCTGGTGAGAGCAAGAATCTTCAGCCGGGGGTCAAAGAATCTTCGCCGTCAGGTGAGAAAGCTCGTCGCAAAGGATCTTTTTTGACACGGTTTTACACCAATCCGAGTGGCCCACTGGTTGATGAGGATGGCGACCCAACAAGGCTAGCATTAGCTGCGAACGCATGGGGCGAGCCTGTGCCGAGAACTGCGGGTGCTGCAAGACGGTTGGCCGCAAAGGGCAGGAATATGCTGGATAAATACAAGCTGGAGAAAGAAAATGGCTGACTTGATGTTGAGTCCTGCTGAAAAAAGCATTGTGGATTACCACAGGAATTCTATTTCTACAGGCAAAGTAGGCCGTGACCCCGGTGGCAATCCGATTACGGTTTACTCGTCAACTATCTACATCCCCGAAGGCAAGTACAAAGGTCAGTTTGCCACAGTGCCGGGCTGGGTAAACCAGAAGATTGTTAAAGACGAAAACCAATTATTTAACATTTGGAAGTCAGACATTGAGTCTGGCAAGTGGCCTGTATACAAGACAGGGGAAGAAGGCGACAAAAGGGCAAAGCAGATCCACACGATTATGGATGCAGAAGAAGGACAAGCCCGTGCCGCGATGAACCCTAGACAGTCTGACCGATCAATGCTGATGAAAGAAAGGCTGAAATAATGGCTGAGATGTCCTACATGAAGGGTACACGCCGCAAGGTCTACCAAGGCAAGAAGATGCCTACGGATGAAATCTTGCGCCGTGCCGAAAAAGCGCAGCGAGACAAGGACTTGTTTGAAGCCTTGTACACCGATGCTTATGAGTTTGCTCTGCCGCAACGTCAGCTTTATGGCTACTACGACGGCAACTCCAAGGGCGCGAAGAAGATGTCGCGGGTCTTTGACTCGACAGCCATCAACTCGACTCAGCGGTTTGCCAATCGTCTTCAGTCTGGCATCTTCCCGCCACAGCGTAAGTGGTGCAGGCTAGAACCCGGCACCGATGTGCCTATTGAGCAGCGCGACCAAGCACAGGCCATCATGGATGTGTACATGGAGAAGATGTTTGCGGTCATTAAGCAGTCGAACTTTGACATCGCTATCGGTGAATTCCTGCTAGATCTGGCCGTTGGCACCGCTTGCATGATGGTGCAGCCGGGCGATGACATCTCGCCGATCAACTTTACGCCGGTTCCCATGTTCCTTGTGGCGTATGAGGAAGGTGCAAACGGTACTGTAGACAAGATCTACCGCCGTATGCGTATGAAGGCAGAGGCCATCCAGCAGCAGTGGAAAGACGCTGTATTCTCTGACTACTTGCAGCAGATGATCGACAGCAAGCCAACAGAAGACATCGATCTGATGGAGGCAACGGTCTATGACGCAGAGCGTGGCGATTGGTGCTACCACGTTATCGAGGTAAAGACCAAAGAGGAGATCGTCTACCGCCGTATGTTGTCCTCGCCTTGGGTCATTAGTCGCTACTCCAAGATTGCTGGCGAGGTCTACGGTCGTGGCCCATTGCTCACTGCAATGCCCGACATCAAGACGCTGAACAAAACCCTTGAGTTGCTGCTGAAAAATGCCTCTTTGGCTGTGGCTGGTGTCTACACTGCTGCTGACGATGGGGTGTTAAATCCTCAGACAGTCAAGATCGTGCCGGGTGCGGTTATCCCAGTAGCTCGTAACGGTGGCCCACAAGGTGAATCACTCCGTGCTTTGCCTCGTGCCGGTGACTTTAATGTCAGCCAGATCGTCATTAACGACCTTCGTGCCAACATCAAGCGTACTCTGCTAGATGAGTCCCTGCCACCAGACAATATGTCGGCACGTTCTGCCACTGAGGTGGTCGAGCGCATGAAAGAGCTGGCTCAAAACCTTGGTTCTGCCTTTGGTCGCCTGATTAACGAGACGATGATCCCGCTGGTTTCTCGTATCTTGCAGGTCATGGACGAGCGTGGCTTGGTCAATATGCCACTGAAGGTCAATGGTCTGGAGATCAAAGTCTCTCCTGTGGCTCCGCTGGCAATGGCGCAGAACATGGAGGAGATCAACAACATCGTCCAGTTCATGCAGCTTACCTCCACAATGGGTCAAGAGGGGATGCTGGCAGTTAAGACAGGCGAGCTGATTGACTACATTGGCGACAAACTGGGTATCCCATCAGCGGTCAGGAATACAGCAGCGGAGCGTGGCTTCCTGATGGAACGTCAGCAGCAGATGCAGCTACAACAGCAGGCGGCATTGGCGATGGCAGGACAGCAGCAGGCACTGATGGAGGGACAACAGCAAGGAGCGCCAGTTGGAATGTGATCTGCACCATCATTTTGCTGATGGGCTGTACGGGAAAGAATACTTTTTGCCGAAAGGGTGGGCGGTTCCGCAGCACGTCCACTCGTATTCCCATCTATCTATCTTGGCAAAAGGTGAAGTGGTTGTAGACATAGATGGGGAACAGAAGTTTTACAAGGCTCCTGCCTGCATAGAAATAGAAGCAGAGAAGTCGCACGTCATCATTACACAGACAGATACCGTCTGGTACTGCATACACGCGACAGAGCAGGCAGAGGAGGAAGATGGAGTAATCGTGCCAAACAGGGAGGCTTATGGCAGGGTGGGATGATCTGG